GCGCACTCCCTGACGATAAGATCGGCGAACTTTTTGTAATTGAATTTGCTGTATTCTGGCCAACCATCTTTGCCAATTGGACCTGTTTCGTAGCACTGTTCAGCAAGTTTTTCAATTTGTTCGTTCATGGCTCAATCCCAAAATGGTTACAGATCAGCAGCTTGACGTTTCCCCCGTAGTTGACGCTCAACTCGGCGCACTCCCGGACGATACGGTCGGCAAACTTCTGCACGTTGATATAGTCGGCAGTGCATTCCTCACGCCCGCGACCGTCGATGGAGATATCAAAACAATCCTCCATGAATGTTCGGATTCGTTCGTTCATGGCTCAACCCTCTGTTTAATGCCCAACATTTCTCGATGCAGGTTCTCCAGCATCGCCTTATAGGGCGCATCCGGCAGGCAGTCCGTCGCCAGCTTGCATCGGTCTGCAAATGTCTCACCCCCTTCAGTGCGTACTGCTTCGCGTACAACGGTCCGCACCTTCGCAAGCATGTCGTCAGGGTGCAGGCTAGTTGGCCAACGCCATCCCATCAGTTCGGCAATGCGTTCATCGGTCACGATGCGGCGCCCTTAATTTTTTCCAGCGAACGCAACCCACCAAGGCCCAACATCCCCAGCATCAATTCCCAAAGATGGTCATCAATGCCAGGCAGCGTCGGCAACGGGTGGTCGAGCACAATGCCGGCCCACTGCACTAGCGGCCTGGCGATGTATTGACAAGCCAGCGCCGATGCGCAGACCCAGCCAATCGCTGGGCGCCAGCCGCTCGTGAAGGCGCTGGGGCTCGATGCCTCGGCGCGGTTGACGTCCAGCTGGCCTTGGACGATGGCGACCTGAGCGGCAAGTTGCGCGGCCTCTGCTGCGCTCTTGTCCGGCCAGATGCGGGTGATGACGGTCTGCGCCAGTTCGACGCCTGCGGTCAGGGGATCCATTCGCCTGTCTCCATTTGTTGCGCCATCCTGTACGCCCGCTTAGGCGTCTGCATGGCCCAGCGGCTCTTGACCATCTCTTCTGCCGCTTCAACGTATTGCCCATCTTCAATGCTGCCCAGCATCCGCTTGAACTGGAGCAAACCCTTCATACCCATCTGGAATGCCATGCCAATCAGCACGGCCTGACGCGGCTCGGACAGTCTGGGCATCCACGGCAGCGCCAGCAATACCTCGCGGGTCTTGGCTTTGATATCGTTGTCCAACAAGTAGTTGATCTCATCGTTTGACAACCCGCCGCCCTTGCGCGAGTCGATCAGCCGGCCTACGCCGATGGTCCAGTAGCCGAGACTGTCCTGGTACGCGCAGGACTCGGCGCCCTCTTCGCGTAGCAGTTGGCTCTTCAAGTCCATAGCGTCACTCCGTAAGCGATCGCCAGCACCCATGCAATGAAGGCTGCGGCTCGGTTGGCCCAACTCCATCTGTTGCGGTAGTGGGTAATGGCGTAACCGTCCCCGCCAAAGGCTTCTTCGAGCGACCTGGGAAAACGGCGTGTCGTTCGATTGTGCTGAACCGGTGGTTGTTGAAGCATTCGTATCTCCTTCGGGTTGTGTTGTTGGGCTGGTGGCGAGTTGAGACAACGCTGGTCGGTGCGTTACACAGCGGGCAACGCATAGAGCGGTGTTGCAGTGCACCCAAGATCGACCCAGTACTGCATCTCTTCGCGGCGCCTGGTGAGCAGGATGCAGACGCCTGACTCGCTGACCATCCAGCCGATGTGTGTCATGCTAGGCACGCGATCAGCGCCACCAGGGCGACGATCCAGACGGCGCAGAACAGGCTCTGGCGGGCTGCCGCCTTGCAGAAATACTCTTCTCGGTTCATGTCTTTGACCTTTCTGGCCAGTTGTCAGGCCGTGGATACCACACCACAACGTCATCGGTTGCCTCTTTGGCGCTGTAATGACGTATCTGGTGCTCGTTGTCGCTGTCCAGGCAGGCCCAAGACCAGTACTTGCCGTTCCACCAACGAACCCTGTGCTCGCCGGTTGGCCACCAGCCTATGCTTGGCGGCGGCTTATTCTTCATCGTACCCACCATCGCCATCAAAGCGCTCCTGCTCGTCCAGGGCAAGCAGTTCGATTGCCTCGATCTTGTCGGGGCTCAGGAGGCCCAGAATGTCGGTGTCCTTGATGTACGCTGCCGCCAGGCACATGGTGCTGGGATAGTCGGGGTGATCCCCGTGGCCTGCGCACTCGGGCTCATAGTCTAGGTGGCAGACTAGCGGCTGGTCTACGTCATCAATGTCGTAGATGAACTCTACGCTGTCGATTGGGCAGGGTGGTGCGCCGTTCATGACAGGGCCAGGCGCGAGCCGTCTGCAAAGTTGAGCGCTACCAGGCGTTCGCCATCGCACTCTTCCGCCACCGAGGCGTTGAGCGCGTCGAACAAGGCGCGCTTGTATCCGGCAATGCCGAAAGCGTTGGCGAGCAGGAGCTTGTGTTTGGTTGCAATCATGACAGTGCAAAGAATAGGAAGGTGGCGCCAGCAAGCCCGAGGGCTGCGGCGAAGAGGGCATCAGAGATCATGGGGGCTCCTTGGTGCCCGGCGCTGGGCCGGGCTGGGTTGTGGTTCAAAAGAAAGGCACACGTTGAGCAAACCACTGACGCGCAATGGCCTCGGTGGTTGTCGTGGACCACGTTGCGTGATCCGGCTCATCGCCGGGATCGCAGACGGCCCAGCCGTGCGCCATCAATTTGGCGTCGTCAGCGCGCCACAGCTCGGCGTGCGCCGCAAAGCCGGCTAAACGCCACTGGCGACCGGTGGCGTCGGCCTTGGCTGGCGCGTTGAAATTGGCATCTGCCAGCGCATCCGACGCGCGGCTAAAGTCTTGCAGGGCGGCGGCGTTGATGACATTCCCAAGACTGTCATACGCTGCGGCCTCAGCAGCGGTAAAGGCCTGGCGGCATTCGTCAAGTTTTTTAAGGTTCATGTTGGCTCCGGTCCGGTTGCGGGTTGGTGTGAGAAGGATATTACCTAAAAAAAAGCATCAATTCCTAGGTACAAACCCTAGGTTTCGCATCTTTTCTTTAGCATCTTCCTGCCCTCGCCCAACGACCACATGATGCCCCAGGTTGCGCAGGTAGTCGTGCCAGCTTTGCTGCTCCGACGAGACGCTGCCGCCCTTCTCGCGCTTCATCTCAATCCAGAGCAGCCAGGCCGGGACGAACAGGTCAGGCACGCCAGCGCTGACGCCTTCGGCCTTCAGGCGTCCGGCGGCGGCGATGCCTCTCAGGCCACCGTTCGGGATCGCAAAGACCCTCACCCCGCAGGCCTGGCGTATCCACTGCACCAGTTCGCGCTGCTCTTCGTGTTCTGTTTTCATCAGAAGGGCAGGTCCATCACCCACTTGTTGCAGGCATCCGGCGTGGCGGCGAACTCCTCCGGCGGCTCCTTGAAGAACTCCACGCACAGGCCGTCCGTGCCGTAGAACTCGCAGCTATGGCAGCACTTGGGCGGGCCGGCCTCGAGCATCTTGTAGTAGATCGTCACGATCTCAGGCTGTTTGTGGCGCATCTAGTTTCCATTTTCGTTGCATAACACGGTGATATTTACCGTCCATCTTGAACTCGATCATGTCTGGCGGCTCGCCGCAGGACAGAATGTCGGCCACCACGTCCAGCGGGTTGTAGAGGTCAGACACAAGCACATCGGCACCCGAGGCGATCTCTGCCACAGTCCTCCGCGCCTTCTCGCCCGCATAGCCGGGATTGTTCACCGGCATGTATTCGCTCACTGGCGCATCCGACAGCGCCCCGTAATAGGTGACCATCAACATCTCCTGCCCGCTGGCTCGGCTGACATGCTTGCGCCAGCGCCAAGCGGTCACCTCCATCTCTTTGCCCGCCAACCCCATAATGTCATCGTTCTGGAGCTTGAGCTTCTTAACTTCAGGCTCCGGGAACGGATGCCCGCAGGCAGGGCATACACGGGCCGCCAGGGCGCAGAGTTCCTGGCAGTTGTCGCATACCTTCACTGGCGCGGCGCCTTCTTTCTCGCCCTTCTTGTTCGGCGGTCGGACATGCGTGATGGGGCCGTGGGTTGCCACCACTGCTGCGAAGTCAAGCACTAGGCAGTGATCGGTGTGGCTCTTGGGCCGCAAACCCCGGCCCGCCATCTGGACGTAAAGGCCTGGGCTCATCGTGGGCCGCAACATGGCGATCAAGTCAATGTCCGGGTAATCAAACCCGGTGGTCAGGACATTGGCGTTGGTCAGGCAGCGGATACGGCCCGCCTTGAATTCGCCGATGATGCGCTCGCGTTCTTTTCTGGAAGTAGCGCCGGTGATGCAATCGGCAACGATGCCCAACTCGTTGAGTTTGTCGCAAATGTTCCAAGCGTGCTGGACGCCAGAGCAGAAGGCCAGCCACGCCTTGCGATCCCCGGCGAGCTTGATGATCTCGCGCACGACGGAATTGTTCTGGTCTGCGGTGTCCACTGCGGCCTGCAACTCGGCCTCGATGAACTCGCCGCCGCGTTTGTGAACCCCGCTGGTGTCCAGCTGGGCGGTGGTGTGCTTGGAGCGTAGCGGCGCCAAGTGGCCGAGGCGCACTAGTTCGAGGATGTTTGTTGGCTCGATGAGCTCGCGGAAGATCGCCGGCTCGTCGGTAATCATGCCGTGCCCGAGGCGGTAAGGTGTTGCGGTGAGGCCCACCACTCGCAGACGCGGATTGATCGCCAGCAGCTCGGCCAACAGCGAGCGATAGCCGCCTTGGTCTTTGTGCGCAATCAGGTGGCACTCGTCCACCAGCACTAGGTCAACATGGCCCAGCAGCGCGGCCTTCTTGCGTACCGACTGTATGCCGGCAAAAGTGATAGGCTCGCCAAGCTGCTTCTTGCCGATGCTGGCGCTGTAGATGCCCACCGGTACATCGGGCCAGTGCTGGCGCAACTTCTCGACGTTCTGCTCAATGAGCTCTTTGACGTGGGTCAACATCAGAATCTGGCTGTCCGGCCACTCCTGCAATACCCGCTTGCACAGGGCTGCAATGATGTGGGATTTTCCCGAGCCGGTAGGCAGCACCAGGCAGGGATTGCCGGTGGAGTTGCGATCGAACCAGGCGTAGAGCTGGTCTATTGTGCGCTGTTGGTAGTCACGGAGCATTGGTCTGCTCCAGTACAAGTGACATTTGGCGGTCATCAGCAATTGCTGGCACAGCCTTAGCAATCCGCTCTTTTTGCAACGTTTCGTATTCTGGATTCAGTTCGCAGCCCAGGTACTGGCGGCCATGCTGCAGAGCAACCTGCGCGGTAGTGCCTGATCCCATAAACGGGTCCAGCACAATGTCGCTTGGTCTGCTGCCAGCCAAAATGCACGGCTCAATTAGGGCCGGCGGGTATGTGGCAAAGTGAGCGCCTTTGTAGGAACGAACTGAAACTGACCATACGCTGCGCTTGTTTCGTGTTTCGTAGTGGCGACCGTTTTTAAAACCGTTGTGGTCTGCGCTGCCAGGTGCAGTGCGACGAATCCCTGGGCTATCGCGATGGTTTGCCAAGTTGGCCGGTTCTTTTATTGCTTTGTTATCAAAGAAATATTGATCTGACTTTGACAACAAAAAGATGTACTCATGCGCCTTCGTGCAGCGGTCGCGCACAGACTCAGGCATCGGGTTCGGCTTGTGCCAGATGATATCCTGGCGCAAGTACCAGCCATCTGCCCGCAAGGCAAAGGCCAGCATCCAAGGGATGCCGATTAGGTCTTTTTCTTTCAATCCTTCGATGCCTCTTTTTTTGCTAAGAACATCCGGTTTGCCGTTCAACTTATCTCGTCCATGCACAGCTTGCCCCGGCCCCATTTGACTGCGAAAATTGTTGTAGCTGTCCCCAATGTTTAGCCACAATGTCCCGTCATCAGCCAGCACGTTGCGCACACAGCGGAACACCTCCACCATCGCGGCGATGTATTCCTCGGGCGTTTGCTCCAGACCAATCTGGCCGTCGCGCCCATAGTCGCGCAGGCCAAAGTAAGGCGGGCTTGTCACGCAAGTCTGAACCTTCACGCCATCAGCAGCCCAATGGCGCATTATTTCGCGGCAGTCTCCAAATTCAATGCAATTCATCTTGTTACCAGTTCTTTGCTGGAATACACATTAGCATCCCCCTCCCCGTTCGCCACCTCCCGCCCGTCAATGAGATAGATAGCCGTCCAAGCATCCGGCCCGTCCAGTCGCTGCCATGGCACTAGGTCAGGGTGCAGGACATGGCTGTCACATCCGGTGTATTGGGTGGCGATAGGGATCACGCTGCGGTCGAATCGTGCGCAGGTCCAATGCGCATCGCTGTCTGGCGTGGATGGCTCCGCCGTGCTGTGGGCGCAGGTTCGGCAATTCACCTCCTTTGTTTTCTTGCTGCCGTGGCAGAAATCATGCGCCGCGCAAAACTTGCACTCGTACCAACTTGGGTTGCTGGACAAGGGCTCGGGCATCCTATCCGCCAGTGCGATGCGATGCCCGCGAGCAATTAGGCGTTCGGCCTCGGTGCGGCTGTAGCGCAGGCGCTCGGTGTAGATGCGGTCATCGTCCTTGCAGACTGCAAAGTACAAGGCGCGGTCAATGTTCGTGCCGGCCATGTAGACCTGCATCTGCGCGGCGTGGACCGGCTTGGATTTCTCGACGCCGTGCTTGACCAGATCGTCAAACGATTTCTTGCTGTGCGTTTTGGCCTCAAAGATATGCCGAGCCTTCGGGGCTCCCGGCACGCCAGATTCGATGATGCCGTCCAGGCTGCCGGAGACGTGCGAGCCAAAGTCCACCCGAGCCTGCTCGCCATCGGTGCTGTGTATCTCAATCCCAATGCTTTTAAGGTCCGCCGCTATGGTGGCCTCCTCCAGCCGGCCCCGCCGAAACAAGCGCAGGATGCGGCCAGGGAAGGGCTCGCGCACCGCCCAGCGGAATG